CTACATAAAAATAAGCTTGATGGAACGATCAGAAAAGAAACGTATTTCTTGTAATATAGACCGCCAGAAGCGTACCTTTTCATTAAAATTGAAGGTTGAATAAATGTCTTCAAAATTGCTGTTTAGCAATTCCTTTACTTTAGATAAGTCTCTCTTAGGATATTCCTGCTGTGGGATTGCGCTTAAGTGATCGAGCAATTTTGCCCGGTCAATTTTAAATTCATCCATGGAAATCAGCTCATTTAAGTAGAGATCTTTTAGCCTTTCAATTTTATCTTCAATCTGTTTTCTCTTTGCATTAGTGCTAATAATTGGTGCGGAGGCTATTTCATATTCACCGACATATCCTTCGAGGTCCTCGCGCAAATGAGAAATTAAATATTTCTCAAGAGTACTCTCAAAGAGTATCTTTTTGTTATCACACAGTTTTAGATCGAAATGTCTTTTACAACGATATCCGTTACGTTTATATTTTTTCCTGGTACCATCTAAACGAGGATGGCCAATCCCGTGCACTTGATGAGCTGCCATGGCAGATCCGCAATCTCCACAGCGTACCATTCCGGAAAACAGATAATCATTAACTTTATTAGCCTTTATATTATGAGATAACAAATGCTGGACTAAATCAAAGGTTTCTCGGTCTACAATTGATTCACAGTAATTTAGATTTCCCCGGAACTCACCTATATACTTCCTGTTTTTTAAAATGCTTCTACGATATGTAGGAGCTGTTCTGTCAATACCATAATTTTCGCGCATATATTTCATAACTTCAATCAAGTTTGAAGTTTTTTTATAATGCTCAAATATTTCAACAACAAACTTTGCGTTTTCATCCGGTACAAGTCTCTTGTTTTCTATTCGATAACCAAAAGGAGCCGTTCCAGAGATTACTTCCCCAAATTTAACTTTACTATCAAATACCGCCAATATACGCTCGGAGTCGTTCTGTGCTTCTAATTCGGCCCACGTCATGGATTGCGCTACAAACGCCCTGCCGTGGGCTGTTGTTGTATCAAAAAATGGTTGAGAGACTGCAGTCCATGTAATCCCATGTTCTTCCAGTAGGGCTTGTGTGTTGAGATAATGCCGAAGCGAACGAAACCACCGGTCTAACTTAGTAAACAATATAATATCTATCTTTCCAGATTTAACATCATCCATGAGACGCGTAAAATCATCACGATTTATCTTCTGGCCGGAAATACCATCATCGATATAAGTATCATAAACAACCATATCCTCATGTTTATTAGCATAGTTCTGCAAGGTTTCAAGTTGTTCTCGGAGACTATCTCCTGTTTTGGCTTGCTTATCGGAGCTAACACGTAAGTATAAAGCTACGTGATGTAAAGTTGTTTCTTTTCTCTTTTTAATATCAATCACCTACTTTTCTAATGGTACAGTTATTTTCATAATCCTCCGTAAAGCCAATTGTTCTCTCCGATTATAAAGTCATCTTCGGGTAACGGTTGCCACATATATGATCTACTAGGTGTGTTGCATTTTTTGCATACAATACTTATTGAATTATAGATAACAGTGTCGCAGCAAGCACATTTTTTAATCTTATAGACAAAGCACTTTGCATTATCATTGTAAAAATGGGTATACATAACTTTATCGAACAGGCTCATTTTATGATAAACGGTCCATCTATACCAACGACGATAATCATCAAAAGCATATTGCGCGGCCTCGTTAGATATATTAAATAGCTTAGCAACATCGTTTTGATTTTTGCATATTGAGTAATGTATTGCCATTCTAGGAGCAAGTAAATAGCTTGCGAAACAGTCAGCTTCTTTTTCCTGTTCTTCAGTTCTATGTACCGTATGTTCTAAAGCAATATGTCCTATTTCATGTGCTAAGGAAAATCTAATTCTTCCAATAGGTTTATTGTCGTTGTAATATACAGTTTTTTTTAATATAAACGCATCTTCACTGTATGTAAGGCATCGGCTTAATTTTGCAGGTTTTTGCGAATAATAGGTTTCAACTTTCATCCCGTACTTAGTTAATATTTCAATACAATCGATCGGGAATGATTTTATATCGCATTTTTGAAAGACCTTTAATGTTGTGTTCTTGACTTTGTCGTAATCCATTAAATCATCCTTTATAAATTATTATTCATCTTCATCATCATCGGAATACATAGCAGAAATAAACTCTATAGCTTCCTCTCTTGTCATTTTCTTACCATTGCGGGCAACAAGGGAATGGAGATCTTCTTCAGTGGGTGTATATTTTTTCTTCTTAGGTGTTGTAGTGTTATCAACATATTTCGGGATATAGGTGAGTTCGGTTACTCGATTAACGGCTTCGTCCTTACCTAACTCATTAAGTTTTCTAAACGCAATTAATAATCGGTTTTCACTGGATCTGAAATGATAATTCATACTCTCTTCCATCATATAATCCACTTTTTGTTGCACAGAATTATAATTGACTCTCGTATCCATCGGTACGTCATATCCCATAAGCCATGCTTCATTTACATTCAATGCTTCACCTAATACAGCCAACTTGTCCTGACCAGGTACCACTAAACCAGAAACATATTGACTTAAATCCGATTTGCTTAATTTAACACCATGCAGCTGACAAAACGGTTGAGCTTTATTCAAAATATCTATTTGCCTTAAATTTTGACTTTCCATTAATTGATTTAGACGTTCAGCCGTTGTTACTTTTTCCATATGATTATTATCCCTTTCGTTTTTTCCAATATAACACATATTGAACAAAAGTTCAATAAAAAGTTTTTAAAAGTACAAATAAATTGAACAATGGTATTGACTAGGCTTTTTGCTCGTGATATATTTGTATCAAGTTCAAGCACATTGAACAAATAAAGGAGGGATTAAATGGCTTTTAATTATAGCAAATTAAAAGGACGTATTGTTGAAAAATTTGGCAAACAATCATTGTTTGCCAAAGCAATGAAAGTATCAGAACGTACAATTTCATTAAAATTGAATAATAAGATTTATTTTTCTCAAGATGAAATTGTATTAGCGGCAAAGTTACTTGATATACCGGAGAATGAAATTCAAGTATATTTTTTTACACAGAAAGTTCAAAGCGATTGAACACAGACTATTATCAGAAAAGGTGGTTAGATGCTAGAACGAGATTGCTCTAAACCCGATCCATCTAAGGTATTTAGAGTTATTGCTGATATCTTAGCAGACAGGGACGGGATAAAGGTGACTTTGAAATCAGTTAAAAAGAAAGATGTGCAAGTAACTGCCTAGGCGGTAGCCTGCAGGACAGGCCAGACTTATAGACAAGGTGAATAAAAATACTTGGGACATAATCTTATAATGTTGGACAATTAAGTAAGGAGGGACAACATATTCAAAATTAATACTTATGCCATGTTGGTTAGATTCGCTTTTCATTGTACAAAATAATGGATTATTAAGGAGGCGAAACATCATGTCAGTAGTAAAGGATTTTTATGACGGTCATACTCACATTATTATCAGAGATGATAATTGTTGTTCTCCAGAAGAAGTTGAAGCGATATTAAAGCGTATAAGTGAACGCGCTACCAGAGCTTTGCTTGCATTTGAACGGAATAAGGTAAGTGATCCAGAGATAAAAGGAAAGGATGGACAAGACGGTGAAAGGAGTAAGTAGTGAAGATCTCAACGCTCAGATGGTTATGCCACAACTATATAGAATGGATCTTTAATGGATGATGGAATGAATATTTTTATATAATTTCAAGAATGTTATACGTATCAATCATCAGGAGGTATGTATTGTATGAAAAGAAAAGAGCTAACATACACAATTTTCGTGAGTATTAACGGAGAGGATGTTCCATGGGACAGCTTATCCAAGGAGAGGAAGAAAGAAATATCAATAGCATTAACTGACAGAGCAATGCAAGCAATTGGTTACAGACGAGTTGATAAAACCGCCTAGGCGGTAGAAAGGAGGGACAAGTCTTGAAACACGTAGGAAGTTTTAACAATTTGGTAATCAACAAGACAGGCAATAAAGCTAAACTTTTAGTAGATGGAATAGAATTGAAATTCGTTACTGATTACAAAATAAAAAGCTCCACGCATGGCCGCGCAGAGCTTAATGTAACTATGATTGTGAATTTCCCAGTGCTCCCTGAATAAGGGCAGCGGTTACACTTGTAGCAATTTGTTTTAGCGCATCCAGTGAAAAAGTTCCGATACCCTTTGCAATTTCTTTAGTTTTATTCCATGCATTGTCGGATCTTATATCTGCTAAAAATTGATGTGCAAGGGGAGAGAGATCATCAATGTAGTATTCATCCGTAATTGTTAATTTGCACCCGATGAAAAAACCAGTTTCGTCGCACTGCCTTATATGATACATAACAACATCTGACGGATACTTCTTTAAACGTTCCGATGTTTGACCTTCATAACCATAGTAAAAATCATCATCGAACGTTGTTGTTTCTTCTACTGCAAATAATATATCACGGATACAATCTGGATTAAGTTTCATAAAACTTCTCCTTTCATATGTATTTCAGTCCGTCAAACTGATAAAGAGATTATACCACAAAATACCAATATTCTACAAGTAAGGAGGAAAAGCCTTGAAACATAAAATAGCAGAGTTTATAGCATTTAACTTTTTCATCGGACCTATCATTGTTATTTTCGGCACCGCCGGTGCATCGGATCTTAACCAGATATCGTTAGGACAAGCAGTAATCCGGGTAAGCATTTGCTTGGTAGTACTCGGGGTTGATGGTTTGTTATTAAAATTTTTAGGGAAGGAGGGATTTAGTTATGGCAAATCAAATATTAACAACGGTACCGGTAGAAGCTTTAGCAGCTCAAAAGAGGCGTATGAACAAGTACCTCGGCGAGGCTAACGAAGTTAATAACTATAGTACATATCAGGCACTAACGAACGCTCGTATTGCACTGGCACATGGCAGGGGATTTTATGGCTGTCTAAAAGGTTTGGGAGTACTTACAAATCCAGATTTTACAGCTGATACCATCGATATGATCGAGAAAAAGATTGAAAGTATCCTGGATGAAAAGCGCAGGAGTGATTTACCGAGAAGAAAGCATTAAAAAAGGCCCATAGGAAGCGGCAACTTCCACCGGGCGCATAACAATTAATTCTAAGCTTATTATAAGCGAAATTTTGAAGGAGGTCAAATTAATTATGGCAAGAGGTATTGTTAGAAAGATCGATGAACTTGGGAGAATCACGATCCATACAGAAAGACTTTCGGTATTGAACCGAATGCTCCCATCGGTATGTTTATAGAAAACGGAGTTCTTCACTTGGTAAAGGCTGATGATAAGTTCCGAGGTATTGCGAGGGAACTGGATGGCCTCGGTAGATTATGTCTTCCGATCGAAGCTAGACGGTCACTTGCATTTAATGATCGTCAGGAGGTGGACATGTATATTGAGGGCGAAAAAATCTGCATCCGGAAGGAAGGCAAAGTATGCGCGGTCTGCGGTCGCACCGGAGAGCTGTTTGATTTATATCCGGTAAAAGAAGTACATATCTGCAAGAGTTGTGCTCTGGCCGTAACGGACATGGTTATGGAGAAAGGATTATAAGAAGGGGAGGAATAGTATGAGCATTAAAATTAACAAACTAGAAATCGAAAACGTAAAGCGTATCAAAGCTGTAAAGATTGAACCGACAGCGAACGGTCTGACAGTTATCGGAGGTAAAAACAGCCAGGGTAAAACGTCTGTTTTAGACAGTATCGCTTGGGCTTTGGGTGGTGAAAAATACCGCCCTTCGTCAGCCCAGCGTGATGGATCAGTAATCCCACCAACGTTACATATTGTCATGTCAAACGGACTTATCGTGGAGCGTAAAGGTAAAAACAGTGATCTTAAGGTAATCGATCCTGAAGGTCAGAAAGGAGGTCAGCAGCTCCTGAATGAGTTCGTGGAACAACTTGCACTGGATCTTCCAAAGTTCATGCAGGCTACCAATAAGGAAAAAGCCCAAATACTGCTTCAGATCATTGGTGTGGGCAAGCAGCTTGTCGAATTGGAACGATCGGAAACGGAGCTCTATAACCAAAGATTAGCGATAGGACAAATTGCAGATCAAAAGAAGAAGTTTGCCAAGGAACAACCTTATTATCCGGATGCTCCAAAGGAACCAGTGTCTGCTTCTGAGTTGATTAGGCAACAACAGGATATTTTAGCCCGTAATGGAGAAAACCAGAGAAAGCGACAAAACATAGTCAATTTAAAAAATGATTATAATCGCCTGAGTGGGCAAATTGAAGATTTAAAAAACAGGCTTGAACAATTAACGAATGAGATTAATAAAGTAAATAGCGATTTGTTGATAGCGCAGAAGGATGCGCTTGAATTACACGATGAATCTACCGTTGAATTAGAGATGAATATTTCTAATATAGAGGCAATTAACCGCAAGGTTCGCGCTAACCTGGATAAGGACAAGGCAGAAGAAGATGCAATGAATTATGAAGCACATTATAACCGATTAACTAGCGAAATTAATTCTGTTCGACAGGCGAAGATGGATCTTCTTGCCGGTGCAGATCTCCCTCTTCCTGAATTGTCTGTTGCAGAGGGTGAATTAGTTTATAAGGGGCGTAAATGGGATGGAATGAGTGGATCTGATCAGCTTAAGGTTTCCACGGCTATAGTTCGTAAGCTTAATCCCAAATGTGGCTTTGTCCTTCTGGACAAGTTAGAGCAGATGGATCTTGATTCACTAAAGGAATTTGGAGAGTGGCTGGAACTGGAAGAATTACAGGCAATAGCAACCAGGGTAAGTACCGGAGATGAATGTAGCATTATCATTGAAGATGGGTATGCTGCCGGCCAGGAATATTTACATGAGCAGGTACCCGAAGTAAAAACCACATGGAAGGCGGGGGAATTTTAATGAATGATAAATTGATTATAAAGAAAGAACCTTTTGCCAGTGATGATTGTTTCAGAACTTTAAAAGTATCTAATGATATTCATTCTAAGGTAAAAGTTATCGCAGACAAATCAAATATGCAGATAAATAAGCTTGCATGTATGCTCGTGGAGTTTGCATTGGATCGAGTTGAAATAACAGAATAAGGAAGGTGAATTTTAAATGCAGATAATTACAGGAAAAATAAAGAAAGCGCAAAAGGTTGTTATTTACGGACCTGAAGGAATTGGTAAGTCTACGTTTGCTTCACGATTTCCTAACCCATTATTCTTAGACACTGAGGGCAGTACAGCAGGTATGGATGTTCCGAGAGCCCCCAAGGCTACTAGTTGGACAATGTTAAGGCAACAGATTGATGAAGTAAAAAAAGATATGCTTTGTACAACTTTGATTATTGATACAATCGACTGGGCAGAGCAGATGTGTGTTGAACATATACTTGCCAAATACCAAAAAACAGGAATTGAGGATTTTGGATATGGAAATGGTTATGTGTATGTAAAAGAGGAATTTGGACGTTTCCTTAATCAACTGCAAGATGTAATTGATAAAGGTATTAATGTTGTCCTTACAGCACATGCCCAAATGCGAAAATTTGAGCAACCAGATGAGTTGGGGCAATATGACCGGTATGAGCTAAAGCTGGGAAAGAAAACAAGTTCACAGACCTCCCCGTTAGTAAAGGAATGGGCTGACATTGTCCTATTTGCCAATTACAAGACTTATGTGATTAATGTAGATAACCAAGGAGCTCAGAAAGGTAAGAATAAAGCTCAGGGTGGTAAACGTATCATGTATACCACTCATCACCCCTGCTGGGATGCTAAGAATCGTCATGAGCTACCGGAGGAATTACCATTCGAATATCTGTCTATTGCTCACTGTATCCCTTCAGGAGTAAATAGCATGACCTCGCATCAGCCACAGCACCAGCTGACACCTGAACCAGAGAAAACGGTACCCACAGATCCTCCAAAAGCAGAAAAGACTAATCAGAATACGGTACAGGAAGATTTTAAGGTTAATAAATCCGAACCATCCACAGAGAACATACCAAAGTCTTTGGCCGATTTAATGACTGCTAACGGTGTAACAGTGGAGGAAATCCAAAAGGCTGTAGCAAGTAGAGGATATTACCCTGAAGATACTCCAATTACGAATTATGATCCGAGTTTTATTTCCGGAGTGTTAGTCGCAGCATGGACAGCAGTATTCGGAATGATTAAAGATAACAGAATGAAGAATGGTCGGTTTGTCAGTGCTGAGCCGGACGAGATACCATTTAACTAATCATAAAAAAGGAGAAATTAATTATGAATATTGAAAGAGAATTAGATTGGAACGATCAAATAGAAAACGAGGGACCAGAGTTCGTAACGCTTCCGGAAGGCGATTATGATTTTGAAGTAATCAATTTTGAACGTGGACGGCACAATGGGAGCGATAAACTCCCTCCATGTAATAAGGCTACCGTACATATCAGGGTAAAAGGGGATGAAGGGGAAACTATCATTAAACATAATCTGTTTCTTCACTCCAAGACAGAGGGAATGCTGTGTGCATTCTTTACAGCGATAGGACAGCGAAAAAAAGGTGAAAAAGTATCTATGAACTGGAATGCTGTTTCTGGATCTATCGGAAGATGTAAAGTCGGTATTAGAAGATGGACCAATGATGAAGGCAGGGAATTGACTTCCAATGAAATTAAAAAATTCTATGAGCCTGCGGAAGGAGCACCAACGAAGAAATTTGAAGCTGGGAGGTTTTAGAGATGAATTTAAGACCGTACCAGGAAGAAGCGAAACAGGCCATTTTTTCGGAATGGGATAAAGGGAATCTGAAGACTCTTCTGGTGCTACCAACAGGCACAGGCAAAACGATTGTGTTTTCTGGAGTAACGGCTGATTGTGTTCGTAATGGTGAGCGGGTTTTAATCCTTGCTCACCGGAGCGAATTGCTTGATCAGGCAGCGGACAAACTGAGTAAATCAACCGGCTTGGTTTGTGCAACGGAAAAGGCTGAGGAAACTTGTCTCGGTAGTTGGTTTCGAGTAGTAGTCGGATCCGTTCAATCTTTGATGAGGGATAAGCGCTTAGGGCAATTTCCTACCGATTATTTTAACAGCATTATTGTAGATGAGGCTCACCATTGTATATCAGACAGTTACCAGAAGGTACTTAATTATTTCAACAATGCTAAGGTTCTTGGTGTAACAGCTACTCCTGACCGAGGCGATATGAAAAATCTCGGTTCTTATTTTCAATCACTTGCATATGAGTACTCATTGCCTAAGGCAATCAAAGAGGGGTTTTTATCGCCAATCAAGGCCGTAACCATACCACTTAAGTTGGATCTGACCGGTGTCGGACAGCAGGCGGGTGATTTTAAATCCAGCGATCTTGGAACAGCATTGGATCCATATCTATATCAGATAGCGGATGAAATGGTGAAATACTGTATGGACCGTAAGACCGTTGTATTCCTTCCTTTAATCAAGACAAGCCAGAAGTTCCGAGATATCTTGTTAAGCAGAGGATTTGCAGCTGCTGAGGTTAACGGTGACAGCGGAGACCGTGCGCAGGTATTGGCTGATTTTGATGCCGGTAGATACAATGTATTATGCAATTCCATGCTCTTAACAGAAGGATGGGACTGTCCATCAGTAGACTGTATTGTAGTATTAAGACCAACAAAAGTACGAGCTCTGTATAGTCAGATGGTGGGACGAGGCACAAGGCTAAATCCTGGAAAAGATCACTTATTACTATTGGACTTCCTGTGGCATACAGAAAAGCATGAACTATGTCATCCTGCTCACCTTATCTGTGAAAATGAAGAGGTGGCTCAGAAGATGACCGAAAATATAGAAGCGGCCGGATGTCCGGTTGATATTGAAGTGGCAGAGAAACAAGCAGCTGAGGATGTGGTTGCCCAGAGAGAGGAAGCTTTGGCAAAAAAACTGCAGGAAATGAAGCACCGGAAACGTAAACTGGTGGACCCGCTCCAATTTGAAATGAGTATCCAAGCTGAAGATCTGGCTAACTATGTACCGGCATTCGGATGGGAAGCGGGACCACCTTCCGAAAAACAGATCCTGACTCTTGAAAAGCACGGTATTTTCCCTGATGAGATCGATAATGCTGGTAAAGCAGCGAAACTTCTTGATCGATTGGATAAGCGCAGGACTGAGGGACTAACGACTCCAAAGCAGATCCGATTCCTTGAGAGCAGAGGGTTTGAACATGTAGGTACCTGGCAGTTCGAAGGAGCAAAAAGATTAATTGATCGTATCGCGGGGAACGGATGGCAGATACCGAGGGATATTACACCGTCAGAATATAAGCCAGAAATAATTCAAAATGGGGTATTTGAATGGTAGATAAGCAGCAATATGAGTTAACTGAATTATTGAATTATGTGGATCCTTCCGTTCTTGATTATCAGGAGTGGGTCAATGTGGGCATGGCTCTAAAGGAAGCCGGCTATACCGCATCTGATTGGGATGCCTGGAGCCGCAGAGACACAAAGCGTTACCATTCAGGAGAGTGCTTCCGGAAGTGGGACAGCTTCCGGGGGGCATCTACCCCTGTAACTGGCGGTACTATTGTGCAGATGGCGCGGGATAACGGATGGGAACCATATTACACCGATGACAGCCACGAAATAGGATGGGATGACATCATCGGACCCAGGGATGGAGTAGTAATAGACCGGAGCTGGATCGAAGGAAAAGAAATTGTGGGACCAGGAGATGAATGGGATCCCGTTGGACAACTGGTTAAATACCTTGAGACACTTTTTGAGGCTTCGGAGAACGTAGGCTATGTAACATCAGCATGGTATGACGAAGCAAAAGAAAAATGGCTTCCAACAAAGGGTAATTGGGACAGGACTGCAGGTGAGCTTATCCAGCAGCTTAATAAATGTAACGGAGATATTGGTGCTGTTTTAGGAGATTACAAACCAGAAGTAGGAGCATGGATACGATTTAATCCTCTGGATGGAAAAGGGGTTAAAAACGAGAATGTGACAGAATTCAAGTATGCTCTTGTCGAATCGGATGATACAGATATCGATAAGCAGAATGCAATCCTCCGTGAGCTTGAGCTGCCGATAGCTTGTCTGGTACATTCCGGAAAGAAAAGCATACATGCCATAGTTAAGGTCGAAGCAGCCAATTATGACGAATACCGGAAACGTGTCGATTATCTGTATGAAGTTTGTAAAAGGAACGGTTTAAAGGTAGACACTCAGAACAAGAATCCTTCCCGATTATCAAGGATGCCAGGTGTTATGCGTAGCGGACAGAAGCAATTCCTGATCGATACTAACATAGGTATGGAGAATTGGAATGATTGGAAGGAATGGATTGAGGGTGTTAATGATGATCTTCCGGAGCCTGAAAGTATGTCAGCAGTATGGGATAACCTTCCGGAGTTATCTCCTTCTCTTATTGACGGACTGTTGAGACAGGGACATAAGATGCTGTTAGCCGGTCCATCTAAGGCAGGTAAGTCATACGCGTTGATAGAATTATGCTGTGCGATTGCTGAAGGACATAAATGGATTAATTGGCATTGTACGAAAGGTAAAATATTGTACGTTAATCTGGAGCTAGATAGAGCAAGTTGTTTGCATCGTTTTAAAGATGTATATGAGGCGCTAGGATGGTCTCCGGATAACCTTAATAATATCGATATATGGAACTTACGTGGTAAATCAGTACCAATGGATAAATTAGCTCCCAAACTAATCAGAAGGGCAGCAAAAAAGAATTATATAGCCATTATCATAGATCCAATCTACAAGGTCATTACCGGTGATGAAAACAGTGCAGATCAGATGGCACACTTCTGTAATCAGTTCGACAAGGTATGTACTGAATTAGGATGCGCGGTTATTTACTGTCATCATCACTCAAAGGGCGGTCAAGGAGGTAAGAAGAGTATGGATCGTGCCTCCGGTTCGGGAGTTTTTGCTCGGGATCCTGATGCTCTATTAGATCTTATAGAGCTCGAAGTGACAGATGCTCTTCTTACACAGGAGATTAATAAGGCAGTCTGCCAGGTGTATATTGACTGGATGGATAAAAATAAACCAGATTACGAACCATCCCAAGATGATATGTGTAGTCAGAGCGTCATGGCAAAACTATGTGAGAAGTATTTAAAACCGGATGTATACAAATCAATGCAGAAGGATCTTTTTGCTGCTGAAAAGACCGTAAGGCAACGTACTGCGTGGCGGATCGAGGGCACATTAAGAGAATTTCCTAAGTTTGATCCTGTGAATCTATGGTTTGATTATCCAGTGCATCATGTGGACCGCATCGGCAGCTTGAAGGATGTGGAAGCTGAGGGTGAAAAACAACCTTGGAAACGAAACTTCAGTAAGAAAAAATCTCCGGAAGACACGAAAAAGGAGCGAAAAATTTCACTCGAAACTGCCTTCGAGGCATGTGGATTTAATGGTAGTGTCACAGTGCAAAATCTTTCTGAGTACATGGGTATCTCTGATAAAACTGTTAGAAATAGGATAAAAGAACACGGCGGTTATTGGATTGATGAAGGGACAGTTGGGAAAAAGTAGAGGGTAATTCTCGGAGGGAAATACTTTCCCTATAATTTTCCCTGACAGGGAAAAAGTCGATAAATTCTCGAGAATTTCCCTAAAGTAAAAAAATGTCACGGATGGAAAAACTCGATGATTTTCCCTCTTTCCCTCAATGGGAAAAAGTCGGTGATTCTCGAGAATTTCCCTTTGAGGGAAAAACTCGGTAAATATCGAGAATTTCCCTAGGGAAGAAAATACTATATATATAAATATATATTCCGTTTCGCTTTCCCTACGGTCAAGGGGAAAAGAAGTTGTGCGAATGCTGACGCACAACAACTACTTTCCCTTTCCTTGACAAAGAATCTCAAAATCAAAATAATTTTACACGCTAAAGGAGTAAAGCGCATGGGAATGTATCCAGAACATTTACAAGAAATGATAAATGAAGATGTTCAAGAATTTAATTTTTATGACAGGAGTTTGGAAAATATTAAGGAAGAGGATTTTGAAAAAAATCTATGTATCTCTTGTTCGTATTCAGAAGACTGCACTGATGATGAAAAGGAAATATGCGCATCTCATGATTATGAATATTACGACGAGGAATGTGATTATGAAAATTGAATTCTTCTTACCGATGAAGCCGCCGACCGTCACTCACCAGGAGAAACAGGTTCATGTAGTGAATGGAAAGCCGGTATTCTATGAACCACCAGAACTAAAGGCAGCTAGGGTAAAGCTTGCAGCACACCTGTCAGGTCATGTGCCAGCGCATAAATACAAAGGCCCGGTAAGGCTGGTAGTAAAGTGGTGTTTTTCCAGAGGTAAGCATCGGGATGGTGAGTACAAGACTACCAAACCCGATACAGATAACCTTCAAAAGCTTCTTAAGGATGTCATGACGGGACTGAAGTTCTGGGCGGATGACGCTTTAGTCGCATCGGAGATCATTGAGAAGTTTTGGGCAGAAATCCCCGGAATATACATATCGATTTCAGAATTGGAGGTTTGAGCATGATACCGGATCATGAAACAGTTAAACAGATAATGAACGAAGTTTATAACAAATTTTATCTTAAGTGGCGCAATACACTTACTCAAGAGAATGCCAGTGAAATGATGCAGGATGTCAGAGATATCGAGAAGTTTTACCCATATGACTTATGCAGTTCAAATTTATTGAGTTTGGTGGAATGTATCGAAGAAGAGTATAGGAGGAGGTTGTAGCTTAATGGCAAAAAGAAGCAGTAATAGCCGCCGTAGTAAAGGCGAACAGCGATTAGACAATCATCGTCACCTTGGAGTTATTGAGAGAGATGCGGTAAAGGGACCGAAGTACAGTAGTGTTTTCACGGAACGTCCGCATTATGGGATACCGGAACCAGTGAAGGAGGCACCATGAGAACACTGTTAAGATACCCCGGGAGTAAACAGCGTATAGCATCTTGGATTATAAGTCAGATGCCAAAGCATCACAGCTACTTGGAACCATACTTTGGTGGAGGAACAATCCTGTTCAACAAGGAGCCATCTCGGATAGAAACCATAAATGATCTGGATGATGATGTAGTTAATCTTTTCCAGGTAATTCGGGAGAAAAAGGACGAGCTTATAGAAACGATTGTATTTACTCCATATGCCAGGCAGGAATATGACAATGCCTTTCCGGAAAATCCTGAAGATCTATCGGATGTTGAGAGGGCTAAGAACTTCCTGATCCGGTCCGGAATGGGACACGGTTTCCGGTTATGTGAAAAATGTGGATGGAAGAAAGATGTGTATGCTAGAGAGGCTGCATATGCGGTTCGATATTGGAATGACCTTCCGGAAGTAATCACGAATGTAGCTCACCGATTAAAGATGGTCCAGATTGAACATAAGCCAGCAGTGGAACTAATAAAAGCATTTAACCATGATAACGTTCTGATCTATGCGGATCCACCTTATGTACTTAGCACCCGGACCAGAAAGCAATATCGGCATGAAATGACTGATCAGGATCATGTTGAATTACTCGAGGCACTTTTATTACATAGCGGTCCGGTGATGCTTTCCGGATACGACAATGAGATTTACAAAGAGTACCTGCTGGAATGGCGAAAAATAAGCACTCCGGCCAGAGCTGAGAATAGTCTTCCTAGGACCGAAGTGTTATGGATGAATTATTGATGTTTTCATGCAGCTAAGTCAGTTTATTAAAGCGGTGATTATAGTTGAGGCTAAGACAATAATTCCCCATATGCTCCCAGCAATCTTTTCGCTGAATCCACGAGAAGTAAGAAACCAATAAAAAATAAATCCAATGATGGCTGAAATGATAGCACTGCGGAGTTCTGGAAAATTCCATATTAATTCGAATAAGTACCTGAATCCACCGTCTATTCCGTTGTAATTAGTTAAAAACATTGTATTACCCCTCCATATTCAAATAATATCATATTATGGGTGAAAATGGAAGTTAAGAAATGATTAGAAATCAAGGAGGACCCATGAAAGTATCAGACCTAATGACCGGCCGTAATGAGGGCATGGCCATGGCGCTAAAAATAGTTAAATCAGGAGGCATAGAAGCACTGGAAAAGGAAATTCGATACCGGAATATTACCGGCATATCGTTGAACCTTACCCGGAAGGAAATAAAAAAAGCTTCTTTTACTGCGAACCTTAGAGCTACAGAAGTAGCAATCACTATCAGCCTGCTAACACTTATGGATGAGTTCTGCTTCAGCAAGTTCCAGGCGAATAAATTCAAGGATAGCTTTGACCGGAAGGTGGAGGATGTCCTGAATAATGATTCGAGTCTGGAAGAATACCTGACCCGGATTCGGAATGAGTTGAATATTGAGTTGGTGGTTAAGGATTAACCGATTACCCAAAGGTGTTTCGTAATATCAAAACAAAGTAAAACATCATTCCGCTTCCCATTGCTGTCAAAGGAGCAGTAAAACTGTCTAACCTTATGGAGATCTTTAATATATTTAACAGCCTGGATCTGAAACTTAAAGATTTCACAGTTATCATCCTCAACACAGAAGTATCTGGGGATGAGATCACCAACAGTATTAAATGCAGCTATTACGGCTACAGGATGGCCTTGGGGATGCCGGATTACCGGACTATGATCTGGTTTAAGAAAGGGCATTATAATCACCTCAATAAATTATATTAACAACAAAATAATTATAGAACGTTTGTTCTGATTTTACAATGGTAAGAATCTGTAAATTAAGAAGGGAGAAATGGAAAATGAATAATCTATTAGAGCAGTGGAACGAACATATTATCAGAGGTAACCAGTTAAGTAGGGAGTTGGAGGATATCGAGGATTTATTAGCTAAGTCATATACATCAGATATTTGCTTCACTGCTTCAGATACAGAAAAACTTTTCATCAGGGTATTATCACCGGAGAAGATGAAAGAGTTAAAAGACAAAACTGTTACGGCCATCGTGCAGGCAAAGAATGAAAAGACCATTGAATTGGAGAAGCTCATGGGTATCCGGAAACCGGCATATGTCAATCCGGAATTCGAAGCAGCTGTTCAGGATATGGAGAAGCATATCAAGAAGAAACCGAATCCGGATCCAGTCGAAGAGAAGCTGACTGAAATCCTGGACAAGCAGGCAGAGGAAATTAAGAAGGCACCGGCTATACCTAAATATTCTGAAATGACCATAGAAGATGTCCGCAGGATGTACCAAGATGAAAATATGTCCCAGGGAAGTATAGCGGCTTATTATGGAGTTAAGAAAGTTGTGGTTAATACCTTCCTTCAGAAGCATAAATTATTCAGGAAGAGCAGCAAAAAAGATGATATCTTCTTGGATGAAAAGGTCGAATCGAGACAGAAGCAGAAAAAGCCGGCCGATGATAAGGAGCGTCCCTGAACCGCTTCCGTTGAGGATGCAGGATAAGGATTCCGAGATCTGTCCGATATGCGGTAAGCAGATAATATTCACGGTATTTATGAAACGTGTGAATTACACATACAAATATGCGGATAAGAGTGGAAAATTGAAATACTGCTGTGGATGGAGCCACTTACAAAAGGCGAGAGGACGGTGAGACATTGACAGAAAACGAGCAGAAAAAAGAATACTTGAATAGTTATAAAAACCTGTGCAGGAAACTTAAGTCACTAGAAGAGCAGCTGCAGTCACTCCGGGAAGTGGAGCAATCAGCAAAGATACAGACTCTTTCAGATATGCCGCATGGAAGTAAGCAGAAAGATTTATCTGACTACATGGTAAAGATCGATGTGGTATTCACGAAGATCATAAGAGCAAGAGCTGATTGCATCCAGAGGAAGATTGATATTGAAACCAGTATAGCTGATATGCTGGACGGAATAGAAAGCGGTATCCTTCATAAGCGATATATCGAGTTTAAGACTTGGGAGCAGATCTGTGTTGAGATTGATTACTGTTGGAAACAAACACATAGGTTACATAGCAGCGCACTTAGCAATTTTAACATGACATAGAATGACACACTATAGATGTGTTAATGTGTATACAGGAAGGTTGCCACAAAGGTGACCTCATGTAGGCTGCCAGGTGTCAAAACCTGGTGGCTGCTTTCCCTCACTCCCCTGAGGGATCCCCCTCATTTGTACCACTCATATGAAAGGCACTATGTACATCCAGAGTGCCTTTTTAGACAAGAAAAGAGCCGGTTCATGACGCCGGCTACTATTTCTTTTGGATTAATGCCTATGCTTGGTTTCATTTATTATCCTGATCGCTAAAATAACTATATAGGTGAACGCGAACCCAACCATACAGAAAATCATAGTGTCACAAGATGCAATAAATGCTTGTATCTTCGTGTAAATTGGAACCACAAAGGTACTAAGAAAAAGCGGGCAGAAATCCCATAGAGCAGTAGTCGTCTTTTTACGCTTCAT